TAGCCTTCCAGAATGCCATAGAACGCGCAACTTAGTGCGAAGTCCATAGATTTGGCAAGGTCTTTTTGCAGGTTTAGATCTGCGAAATTTTCCATTCCAGCCAACTGCATAACATTGCGCAGGCTGTTCATGTTAAACAAAAGGGGGTGCTGAACACCCCCAATGATAATGTGGCTCATGCCACAAAGATAAGACAAAAAGTATTAAGGCGATACGGTGCCAATAGTCAACGCGCCAGTACCTTGCAAAGTTCCTGTGAAGGTTGCTTTGTCATTGTTAGGTGCGCTCAAACTCAAGCTGCTGAAGAAAGCGCCGCCTGTGAATTTCTCATCTCCGCTAACGTTGGTAGTCATTACAACTGTCAATTGAGTGCCCGCGAGCAAATCAGTTAATAAATCTTTGTAAGATAAACCGCTTGTGCTTACAGATGAATCGCCTTCAAAAATACCTTCAACGTTCAAAGTGTAGCCATACTCACCAGCGATAAATTCTTTAGCGCCTGCGCTGTCTTTGTTAGTAACGTCGATCATATCTTTAGAGATATCCATCGAATGAGATGTTGCGTTTGCAATTTTAGTCAAGGTACCGCTCACATCTTTATAGATGCTTATAAGCGTGCCGTTTACTGGTCCAGTAGTTGCCATGGTTATTTATATATTAAATTATTTTTCTTTGCTAAATCGGCAATGATTTGATCAACGCCTTTCATTATGTTTTCCTCTACGCTTGTGGCGTTTGAATCGACGGCCCTTTGCATAAAACGCACCGGGGCGATGGCGCCTGTATAGCGGCCTGTGCTCGATTGGATTCGCTCAACTGTGCCGTATTCATACATCACGCCCAGGTAGTTGTTGTGGTACTCCTTGCGCAAGCCAATCAAAGCCTTATCAAAGTTGGCGTTGTCCTTGCTATTGATAAAACCGATTGAGTCCCGCAAATCGCCCGTATCAACTGGCACCAAACTTTTGGCTGTTGCAATAATTGGGCTTGCGCTTTTCTTTAAAACTTGCTGCAGTTTACGACTTTTCACACTGACCCCCATAGCCTTTAAGGCTTCCAAGGTTTCAGCGAGTCCGTCGATTTTTGCCATTATTGCGTTAATTCGGTTTGTAGTTTCAAATATAGATTGCGCTGAAGGTTTGCAATGTTAACAATGTTGTGCGCTCCATTGTCATCAACCACCCTGTGCTTAACGCCTACGGCAGAATTGAAACGAATGGTATACATCACAATTTGTTTATGCTCGCGCCTGTCTGCATTTACATTCTCCGCCCCACTTTCCTGCTCAACACGCTGCGCCCATGCGGTTGCATATTCGGTCCACGTTTGCAGCTTCTCGCCTGTGTTGCTATCTATGGTTTCGGTATAACTTTGCAGACTTACCAAAACGTCCATTAACCCCGCATTCATTAGATCATGATTTGGATTTTGTACGGATCGAGTAGGTAGTGAAAGCCGAAGTCCATCGTGCTTTGAATAGTTCCCACAATGATGGCCTGCCTGTTATCGTAGTATTGAGCAACCAACAACAGCGCCGCGTGCTTAATCGTGGCGGGTAGAATTGTATCAGGATCTACAGAAGAAGTGCCTACAGGATTAAAGCCCTCTGAAATTTCAACAATGTACTTAATCACATCGTCAGTAATCGAGGATGGCGTGTTTTCAAAAAAGATATTTCGAGAATAACCGCCCATTGGATCAGGCGAAACCAACCAATCGCCAGAAGCAAAAGCAACAACTGCCTGCGAGTCGTTCACATAGCTTACAGAATTTACAGCCAAACAGCGCGTGTTTAAGCGCAGATAATTGCCCGAAGGTATATTGAGGCCATTCACGGGATTCACGAGCGCAGGCTGGCCTGTAAATGAATCAAAGCCATACTTTGCCGTCCCTTTGCGAATCGAGTAGCCCAAATAATTACTGCAGGCATCAATTGCCATAGAGATAAGCCCCGAAATGTAAGTATCATCTGAGGAACTTGTAACCCTTAAATGGGTTTTTGCATCTGCCAAACTGAGGTAATCAGTAGCGGCATTTGCGAAGGCGGTATATCTACGGCTAACAAACATTATTCTGCGTCTAGTTCGGTTTCAGGGTTTACTGGCTTTGCCTTTTTGCTAGGCTTGGCTGGTGTCAATACTGCAATCTCTTCAGCAACGCCCGCCTCAATTAAGAGCATGGCCTGCTTGGTTTCCATTATTACTTCTTCACCTACGTTGTAACTTAAATTAAATTGGCCTGTAGGGTTTGCTGTAAATCTCACTTTCATATTGGCCCAGGGGCGATGCAGTCAAGATCATCCCCGGCACTTGGAACTTTTACGCCCCCAAGCGGGCAGATTATTAGGCTACGATGTCTTTACAAACTGCGAAAGCAGTAGGCTGCAACAAGTTTACATCCATGTAAGAGTTAAGGATAACGTTGGTCAAACCAGCAGTAGCTCCGCTGAAAGGATCTACCACTAATTCCATGCCACCACCCCATGAAGCCAAAGCGAGCTTGGAGAAGTCACCGAAAATCATGGCAGACAATGTGCTGCTAGTTCCTTTGGTCAAGTTGCTAGGAACCAAAGTAGAAGTGGCTACATTGTAACCGTTCAACTCGGCGCCACCGCTAGCCCAAATGAAGTTACCTTCAACACCAGAAGCTTGGCGTGGGATAGTTTGCAAAGCGGCTTTTACTTTAGGGTTAGTCAAGTAAGCAACACCCTCACCGTTTGCGTTTTCAACGGCTTTCATCAAGTTAACAACGTCGGCCCATACTGGAGCGATACCGTTAGCGTTTGTGCTGTTAGAAGATGCACCACCTGCGAAAGTTACGTTTACTGAAGAGTTAGCAATGATACCAGTAGGCTCGTTAGATCCACCGCCTTTAATAGCAGCAGTTTCCAAAGATTGAGCCATTGCATTCAACAACCAGTTACGCACGTAAGCGTCGATTGAGTTGCTAGATTGCAACATCAACTGATTTGATACCTGAATGTAAGCGGCCAAACGCTTAGGGCTGAAAGTGATTTTGCTGAACGCGGGGCTCTTTTCAGAAGCTGAACCGTTTTCAGTGTTCCAACCTGCAGAAGGCACAGTGCTAGCAGTTGGCATATCCAAGTTACCAACCAATCCAGACAATTGCTGAACACCCAAACCGCGCAATACGGTGCGAGGTAACAACACATCGATAATTGAACCAACAGAAGTTTGAACGTTTACACCACCTTCAGAACCAGAAGTTCCGCCTGTAGCAGTCATATCACGCTTAAATACTTCAGAAGGGATTTTTACAGAGTGAGCGCTTACGCTTACACCAGAACGCTGGAACTCTTCAGCGCCGATTTGAGAAAATTCACCCTCAACACCTTCGCGGCGTCCAGTTGTAGCCAAATTGATTGCACGCTTGAAGCTGTAATCTTTAGCCATGCTTTCTTTTTCTTTTTCCTCACCACGGCTTGCAGAATGACCGGCAGCTTGTGCAGCCAAGTTTTGCAATTTCTCCAAGGTTTCAACTTCAGCTTTAATCGCGCCCAAACGAGCCTCGATTTCGCTTAAGCGATTGGTTTCAGAATCAGCCATAGATCTGGCTTCTTTTTCGATTGTGGTTTGCAAGGTAGACAATTCGCCGAGCAAACGTCCACGCTCTTCTTTCAATGCTTTAATTTTATTCATGATTTTGTTTTTTGTTTAAAGGTTTTGGTATCTAAGTAAAGCCAATTTAATAACATCGGCAGAGGCTTGGCTTCTTTTGGCCTCTTCGATTTCTTGTTCCTGATCACGCATAGCAACAATGCTGCGAGCATCGGCTTCCGTGTCAGCGTAAGCGGGATAAGTTACAGGGCTTACGTCATACAAATCCTCAATTACTTTGATTGTGCGCTTGCCCATAGATCCGTATTTTTCCGATTCGCTCCACATTTGTTCTTTGATTGTAAAAGCAAATGAGCTCTGTGTGATATCTCCGCGCATGATAGAACGCACAACGCTCATGTGGGTAGGGTTTTCGTAATCTGGTACCCATGTATATTCAAGATTGCCGTCGCCATTTACAAATACTTTGCAGGTGTTTGCTTTTGTGCGGCCCAAAATTAACTCGGCTTCGTGGTTAAACAAACAGCGAATGTCGTAATCTTTTGACAGAGCATTGTCAAACGCCCCCGGCAAAATAACCTCTTCAAAATATCCGAGATCGGTAGCAGAATTAATGACAGCAGCAATGCCGCCTATTTCTTGTGGCATGCCTTCGCCTTCTGACCTGGTGTGGACGGTGCCCGTAAATGTGCGCCTTTCTTGTTTCATTTTAAATATTTTCTTGGTTATTCGTACCCTCTGGGTTATTGTTTTTGTCTGCGGTGCTCATAAGCTGCGCAATTTTGGCGTCCATGTATTCATCGATTTTGCTCGACGGCATCAAATTAGATTCGATTAAATATTCATCGCCTCCATTAAATCCGTTAGCGTCTTCAAACATGCGGGCCTCATTACGTGAAAGCCAACCGCCGCGAATGCCTTTATTGTAATAGTCAGCGCGCTCATTGGCGGAGGCTCTCAACAGCGAATTAAAGTTAAATTTAAAGTAATAAGTTAACTTATCATTTTCTGTTAACAGCTTGCGGGCCATTTCCTGCTCGATGTTAATCGCATAGGATGCCAAAGTACGTGCGTAAAAATCTTGATATTCCTGCTCAACGCTGGACTTGATGCCATCCTTTGCGCCGATCATAGAAGCGGGCACCCCAAAAATGCGGGCGATTTCCTCGGCCGAAAATTTGCGGGTTTCCAAATACTGCGCCTCTTCTGGGCTAAGGCTCAACTTTTCCATCTTGATGCCATTAGGCAACACAGTGCTACGGCTCGCCCCATCAATTACATCATCAAGTGATTTCTTCAATGGCACCGCCTGCTCGGGTTTAATCTGCGCATCAGATGTTAACAAAAATTTCAATACTCCATTTTTGTAGACGCCCGCGCTCTGGCTAATTGCTGCCAAATCAATGCCCAAGGTTTCGGCGTGAACCACGATGGGCGACAAACCCACAAGCGGATCATCACCACAAAGCCCTTTAAAGTGCAACATGTCGGCCGCTGGAATCATGCCGGGGAAGCCCTTGCGATTCACTTTGTAGAACAATTGGCCGTCCTGCATAATCGGTTGCACGTAATCAGGTGCAATCGGGTGCAACTCAATACCCAAATATCTGCTGTCGCGATTTATAAAAGCGTAAGCGTTACCCTTGAGCGCCAAGTGGCTCACCATGTATTTGGTAAAATCATATTTCGTTTGGTAGGGGTTCGGCTCGTTCACCAATGCCGTAGCGTAATGGATTACAACCTGCTCGCGATTGGTGCCATCGTCTTTATATAGTTTTAAAGATAGCCCCGCAATACCGTCTGCAATAACTCTAACGCACGCGTGCACCGACGCAATAGATAGCGCCGTGCGATCATTAACCGCCTGACCGCTTTTTGTTTGATATCCGAAAACATTTTGTAAAGTATTCACTAGCCAATCAGTTGGCTGCGATAAGCTACTGCGCTTCTCCGCTCTTTTTGGCTGCCAGAATTTTAGATTCATCGCCCGCAAATTACAACTGCCCTAAATTACTCACGTTAACAAATTACTTATT